GGAGTTTGATTCACAATTTAAAATAACTGTACCAGGATTTGTGTTACCACCTATTTCAACAGCACCTGTACCGTTTGGATATAAATTTAAATCTCTGTTTGAAACTGTAATAATTTGTTGATCGTTTGTATCTAAATTACCACCAAGTTGAGGTGATGTATCATCTACAACATCTCCACCTGTTTGAATTTGAATAATGTCAGGATTCGTTCCATCATTTGCTGTTGCAAAAAGAATCGCTGTTCCTTTATTAGTTGTTGCAAAAGTAAATGTATCACCAGATCCTGATGCATATTTAAATTGAACTGTGTAAGCTCCTGATGTTGTATTTTTTAAAATGTAAAAGTTTTCTATATCTAAAGGTATTGTAACAATTTGATTACCTGTAATAGAACCTGTGAACTCAATCATTCTAGCTTGAGCTGTTCCAGTTAATGCACCATCTGCAACTGTTAAAGCTGTAGTTTGTGCTCCGCCTGCAATTGATACTGCCTTATATCCACCAAGAACCTGTTCGATAAGATCTAAGTTAGCGTTTGTTTTTGTTCCCCATGTACCGGCATTTTCGCCAGTAGCCATTTTTTCTATACCAAGTGGTGTATATGTTGATGCCATAATTTTCCTATGCTGCCTCTACGTCGTTATAACTTGTATTTGATCCAGTTGCAACACTCGAATAGCTAGTATTTGAGCCCGTTGAAACATTACTATAATTCGTATTATTGCCTGTGTCAACATCTTGATAATGAATAATAAATGGTGCTCCTAGTGTAGAAGTTATTGATAAACCAGTTAAACCAACTACTTGATCTTTAGGATCTATAGTTCCAACAGAAGCACTAAAAGATACTCCTGATAATCCCATAACTTGATCTGAAGGATCTATTGATCCAGCAGTCATGGTAGAAGATACACCTGTTAACGGAACAGTTACTGAACCTGTTCCTTCTATTTGACCTAAACCAAATTCTGCTTCTAATCCACCTAAAGTTACATCTTCATTTGGTGCAACTGCTGTACCTTGAGATGATGTAATTTGAAAACCCGTAGGTAGAACTAATGTTCCAACAAAAGCTATTGGAGTACCTAATGTAGCACTCATAGATATACCTGTTGGACTTACATCTTCATTTGGTGCAACTGCTGTGCCTTGTGTTGATGTAATTGTTTGACTTGTTAATCCAACAACTTGATCTGCAGGATCTATAACACCAATTGCTGATGTAATGGATTGACCTGTAATACTTGGTGTAACAGCAATATCAATTGTTAATGAACCTGGTTGAGCTGTGAATTGTGAACCGGCAACATCAAACTCTGCACTAATAACATTTGTAATTGAACCAACATTAAATGTTGAAGATACTCCTGTTAAAGAAATAGAAGCTGTTCCTGATAAAGTTAATGATCCAACGCTTGAAGATATTGATTGACCTGTAAGAGTTACAGTTTCATCTGCAAGATTTCCCCACTCACCACTGTTCCAAGATTTAGCACCCCAACCTGTTGCAAGTAATTCATCCTCGCCCCAGTAAGCTTGGCCCCAGGTAAATCTACCCCATCCAGCCATTCTTTACTCCTATGCTAATCTTATGATTGCGTTTGATGAATCGTTTGCAGGAAACTGAATTGTAAAAGTTCCGTTTGTTGCAGTTTTATCAGAACCAAAAGCGATAACAGCAACAGCGTCAGTTGTACTTGAACCACCATCTGTTTGTGTGTTGTAAATTAATGCGCCGTTAGCTGTGAAAGAAGCTGATGTGTAAGACACATCAGAAAAATCTGTAAACGCAGTTGTTGAAGTTAAACCAACTCCAGTGTTTGTTAATGTAGCACCACCTGCTGAGTAAGCAGATCCAGCCGTGTTTGTAATTTCTTCAGAAGTTGAATAGTCAGTAGTTGCTGCACCTAAACTAGCATCTGATTGATATAATGCTATTTTAAAAGTATCTCCGCCTGATCCGTTAGCGTCAAAATCGTGTTTACCTTGTAAAAGTTCTTGTTTGAAACTTGAACATATTGCTGATGATATTGCCATAATTTAATCTCCTCTTTTACGGTGATGGTGAAGGTACAGGTATCCTAACCGTTCCATCAGTGTAATCGTCTCGTTTACGTCTACCTAATTGTTCAGAAGCAAACTTCTGTACTTCTTCTTTATACTTATTTTCATATAGTGTCAACATATCTGCTGGACCTTTTAAGAAACCATAAGCCTCTACTAAACAAGCATATAACAAGCCATTTCCAAAGTATTGACTTACATAAGTTGTAGTATTTGATCCAGATAATCCTGTTGGAATAGCTTCATAATGAATTTTAAAAACGTAAGTTGAATTAGGTGCTGGAGCTAAAAATAATCTTCCAGAAGTAGTGTCCGTCACACCTGTTGCTCCACCAAACATAGCATAATATTTTGGCTTCCCTGTAGATGTTTCAGCAGGAATATATTCTTGTAAATAAGTTTCGTCTTTTTTTTCTAACCAAGTATTTGTTCCTGTAGAAGCAGATGTAGAATCATAAACTTGTACACCTTTAACAAATAAAGTTTTTGCTGGTACATTTATTGTTGTTTGACCTGTAACTAAATTACCTGTTGATTGTTTTTTATATGCATCAAGAGGTATATCTCTTAAAATTTTCATTTCAGCATTTTCAATAAACTGATCAGTAATAGTAGCTGTTAACACATTAGTATCTACTTCTGTATAATTTTGAATTGCTGTTGTTAATGTTGCGTATGTAAATCCTGCCATATTATAACTCTACATTTAATGGCCCTGCTTGGCAACCATTTCCTCCGCCTGAATAAGTATCAAGCCAGGTAGCTCCTTGATCATTAGTTTTTAATTGATATCCATTATAATTAGTAACGGAAGAAGGTTGTCCTGTACTTGAAGAAGTTGTTGTATTTAAAGCAGTAACTATTCTTGCACCAATAATTTTTGCTCCAGCTAAGTGGCTACCTGCGACAGTATTTTTAGGAGTTGAACCTCTAAAAACTGCGTTTGTTCCTCTAGTTAAACCAGACAATGTTTTTGTTCCATTATTATAATCTGTGTATTGAATAATTTCATTTTGATAAGTTCCTATTTTTAAAGCGTCTGAAGTATCTGATGAAGTTAAAACTTTTTCAATCATTAAAAAACCACCATTTAAATAAAAATCTAAGTCAGGATCAGTTACAACTAAAGAAGTAGCTGTAGCATTTATACCTACAGATAAAGTAGTTGTAAGCTCTGTGTTTTGAATAGGAATTGCAACACCTGATATGGACAAAGGGCTTTTAAGAGACATTAATCTTACATAGTCTCCAACTTGTATTCCACTATCGGGATGAGAAACACTATATACAGCTCCAATTCCACCTCCAGCATTTTCTGCTGTGAAAGGATTAGTAGGTAAAAAATCTGCTGTAGGTAATTCTGTTCTTGCAGGTCTAGCTTGTGGTAAACCTTGAGGATCAGCTCCTACAGGTTTTGGTTGTAGTTGAGGTTGTTTAGGTTCGTATTCTGAAATATGAACTCTTGCTCCATTCCATTCAACAACCATTTCTTTGTAAGGAAAAGCCATCCCTGATCTATCTGATATGAACTGGGCATATTTACCTTTTGAAAAATTTGTCATTATGTACCTGGATAATAAGTTTTAGGTGTTATAAATGAACTAGAAGAAGAACCATCTTCAGCTAATGCTCTTTGTAATTCATCTTCATACATTAACTTCATGTTTTGAGTTAATTCAGGTTTGAATTTTTGTGATAAATAATAAGCTAATCCTGATGCCATACAAGGTACAAACCTATAAGGTACATCAGTAGCATTTGTGTAGTTTCCTACATCTTGAATTCTTTTTACATAGTAATAATTAACTTTGTGTCCAGCTTGAGAACTTCCTGGAGTTAAATATAAAGTGACTGTAACTTTATCAATAAATCTTTGAACAAAATATTGTGTTGGAGTTCCTTCAGAAGTTTTATTTGAAAGACCTTGATATGTAGATCTGTTAACTTTTGTTAAGGGTGAATCAACATTTGAAGCATTTCTATATACAGCTTCTAATACATCATCAACACCGTATACAGCAGTAGCATCTGAAGTTCCATCAGCTGTTGATCTAAACATTGTATAAACTGCTTGACCATCAACTAAAGTAAATGAATTATTTGCTACTTCCCAATAATGAAGACCTCTATTACCCCATTCTTGAAACATGATGTTTAAAGAACGTCTTGCCATACGTAACTGATTACCAGATACGCCTTGCATTCCTATTCGTTCGTAAGCTTCTTCTATTATCTCATCAATAGCAAAAGTTTTGTCGAAAGTTGTTGTTCCTGAAGTAGTGTTGGCCATAAGCCTACGCTCCTGTAATAGTTACAGTAGCACTTCCGCCTGCTCCAGCTAAATTATAAACAATACCTTCTTTGAATAAAATTCCTGAACCTGGAACATAAACTTCTAGTCCTTCTGTTCCGAAATTATAAGTAGCTACTAAATTACCTGCTCCAGCTGCTCCTGCAGTTGCTGCATTGTATATAAGTAATGTAGAACTTGCTATTCCTTTTGCTTGAATAGAAGTAATTCTAGCTCTACCTGCTCTTGCTAAAGTATTAGCACCTATTGTTGCTAAGTTTAAGGTTGTTTGATCGCTTGAAAATGATCCGCCGCCTGACATATTTTTTCTCCTAATTTATTTTAAGTATGGGGCCGAAACCCCACACTAATTATCTATTATGAAAGATTATTGTTCTGCAAATAACTAATAGTTACTGTAGCAGCACCCGCTGAAGCATCATCGTTTGCACCATTGTAGATGAAACCGATTCTAATATCAGAAGTTCCAATGTCTTTCCAGTTTGCACAAAGTGCAGCTG